TACTCCTGCGGTTATCCTATCTCCTTTACGGACACCCAATGCGTAATAGTCACCCCAACTCGCACCGTGTCCTACTTGATCTGCCACCCAAGCGCCGATAGCTTCCTTGTCGTCGAGGACTATTTCTGCATTTTGAGTTGACACAGTATCCATTTATGGATTATGCCTCATTAGGTGGTGTTGGCCAAACAATATTACCCGGAAAACCTGACTGATTTGGCACGTCTCTGAGTGCTGTTCTGTAGGTAGCCCATGCTGTTTTGTCCGTGTCACTGAGCGGTGAGTCCGACATTTGTGTCCAATCGCTCGATGCCAGTAACCGATTACGCTCGCCGCGCTCAAATTCGTCAGCAGGGTTATCTAGATCAGGGTCAACTACAAACGTACCTGTAGCAACGTCGCCATCTATAGATATAGCAATTTTCTCATTGTACGCTGCGTCATGTGGATGAACGCCTTCGTACCAGTACCAGTCTTCGCCACTGCCTTTCATAGACTGCGGCCCAACCACAATTTCGTTATCAGCTACTTTGACAAACATATTATCTCGCCTGCATTACTACGCCTTGGATGTTAATAATCCCAAACTTTTTACTGCCACTGGTAAACGTAGGTGGCGTAGCGGTGCTGTTTGTTACAGTGCCACTGCGGTAAAACACGACTCTAACGTCTACTTCATTGTTGGTTGCATCAGGCAAAGCGCCTTGGAAAGACATGGGTTTCCAGCTAGGCCCTGACCGCTCTACTACATACGACTTTGATACAGTTACCCACGTTGCTGTTTGCGGGAACTTAGAATACGCGCCCGTAGCTGGAGCTGAGTAAACAACGCCGTTATTGACCGTCGTTACAAAGGCAACGATTGCGCCAGAATACGTAATTATAGAAACTACTCTATAGACCGGGTTGCTCAGCGTCGTAAGACCAATTAAATCACCCACTGCAACCGATGACGTACTGGGGAATACCAAAGACGCACCTAAGTAGAAGTAATCTTCAAAAGTAGCGCCTGAAGAAGCTGACGCAGTGCCTATCGATGTTTTAGATGTAGTGTTGTTTTCCCGCATTTGAAGCTCGCCCCACACGGTAATGTTGTCCTGCAACTGGGCGGTAGCGTTAATTGTCACGAACGGGCGATATGCGTTTGTTTGTTCAGGTATGGTTACCATATCGCGTGTGTAGCTTGCTTGTACTTGAAACGGCACGTTGGTAGCAGTAAACGTATCGACCTCTGTTACGTCACCAGCTAAGTTCGACACTGTTAGGTTGACAATGTCAACGTCAGTCGCATCGAGAGTGCCAGCTGTAATTGTGTCAGCACTAAGATCATTGATCTGCGCGTCGGTAATCGCAGCGTTTGCAATGTATGTAGAGACGTTAGCGTTGGTGATCTCATCGAGTGTGGCAAAACCACCTTGGTTAGCGATAGCCGCTGCGGTGTTGTTTGCTGTCGTATCGGCCGCACGTTGCCAGTGGCCTTCAGCATAGCTCTGCGTAGATGATCTGGCTGTAATACAGCGCCAAAGCCCGGTTGTAGATCCACGATCCCATAGATCTCCCACATCGTAGGGTGGCACAGGTGTAGTACTAACAAATAGCTGTATTTTGCCATCTGCCGTGCCTTGGGCGGCGGAGGCAGCTGCGGCTGCGTCGATAGCGTCTTGGTTCTCTATCTCATCCCACTGGTAGCTGCTAGAAACCTCACGCCACACTTTTAATACTCTGGTGTTGGGGTTGTACCAGAGATCGCCAAGGTGCTCTTCTTTCTGAGTAGCGTTCCAGCCAGATGATGGGTCGGACGTTGAGTAAAACTGCTCGATCTTGCCATCGATGCGGCCGCGCAACGCTTGGTCTAGGTTAGTAAAGGAGACACTGCTAAGGGTTGCTAGTGCACCTTGCCCAGAAAAATTTGCGGCAGTGTTGTTTGCTGTTGTATCCGCAACTTGTGACCAGTCGGCAGAAACATACGAACCAGAGGCTCGGGTAACGGTTGCGCGCCAAAGACCATCACTGCCGCCTTGGTCCCACAAATCACCCTCGTCGTAGGGTGTCGAAGGTGTGGTAACAAATACGCGCCGTTTACCGTCGGCAGTATCTTGTGCGTCAGAAGCAGCATCAGCAGCGTCGATAGCGTCTTGGTCTTGAATAGCTTGCCAACTGAAGTTGTTAGTAGAGGTTTCTACCCAGACCTTAAGTACTTTATTTGTAGGGTGATACCAGAGATCGCCAATATGATCTCTTTTAATAGGATTAGTTGACCATGCAGTAGACGGATCAGACGTGCCATAGTGCTGTTCTATTTTGCCATCTAGCTGCCCTTGCAAAGAAGAATCCAGACGGCTGTAAGAAACAGTATTTAGTGTTGCTAGTGCACCTTGCCCAGAAAAATTTGCAGCGGTGTTCGCAGACGTAGTGTCTGCTGCTACGCGAAAATCAGTGGCTACGTAACTGCCGCTGGCTCTAGAATTTACACAGCGCCACAAACCTTCGTTGGCACCGTTACCTCTGTCCCACAGATCGCCTTCATCGTACGGAGTAGTAGGCGTAGCAACAAAAACGCGCCGTTTGCCATCAGCGGTGTCTTGAGCGGTAGAAGCTGCGGCAGCTGCGGCAGTAGTTTCTGCGTCTTCAACGTAAGTCCAAGTAAATGAACCAGTGCTTGGCTCCCGGTACACATACAACTTGTTTACGTCAGTGTCGTACCACAAGTCACCTAAATGCTTACGCTTAATAACCGCACCAGTCCAAGCACTTTGAGGATCAGACGACTGGTAGTACTGCTCAACTTTGCCGTCAATAAGACCTTGAAGCGACGTTTCAAGCTCGTCTTCCGAAATCTCATCTAACCTAGCTAGCGCCCCCCTACCAGTAAAATCAGCCGCAGTGTGGTTCGCAGTTATATCGGCAACAGCCTGCCAGTCACCCGAAGAAAATTGTTCTGTTGAAGTTCTTGCCGCCTTGCAACGGTATAGCCCAGTGGTAGACCCGCGATCCCATAAGTCACCCACGTCGTAAGGTGTCGAAGGTGTAGCAACAAATACGCGACGTTTACCGTCGGCAGTATCTTGTGCGTCAGAAGCCGCTGCGGCTGCATCGATAGCTGCTTGGTTCTCTACTTCATCCCATGCGTAGTTGTTGGCTGAAGTCTCTACCCAGACTGAAAGCGTCTTATTAGAGGTGTCGTACCACAGATCGCCTACGTGCTGGTCTTTAACCGGATTGGTAGTCCATGCAGTTGATGGATCAGATGTGCCGTAATGCTGCTCTACTTTGCCATCAATCGTACCTTGCAGTGTGCTAGCTAAATCGTCATAAGAAACTTCATTCAGAGTCGCTAATGCACCTCGGCCAGTAAAATCAGCGGCGGTGTTTAGTGACGTAGTATCAGCTACCTTGCCCCAGTCATTCGACGAAAAGTTTTCAGAAGAAGTTCTCGCAGTAGCCGCACGGTATAGACCTATTGTCGAACCTCTATCCCACAAGTCACCCACGTCGTACGGAGGTGTAGGCTCAGCAATGAATACACGACGTTTACCATCAGCTGTGTCTTGGGCCGAAGAGGCGGCATCAGCTGCGTCGATTGCCGCTTGGTCTTCGACAGTTTGCCAGCTGTACGTATTAGTAGATGTTTCTACCCACACTTTCAGCACTTTATTGGTCGGGTGGTACCACAGATCGCCTACGTGCTGGTCTTTAACCGGATTGGTAGTCCATGCAGTGGCGGGGTCGGCCGTTACAAAGTGCCACTCAACTTTGTCATCTAGCGTCGTTTGTAAATTAGCGACTCGGCCTATGTCCAAGTTACCCCCGGACGCAAGTAGCACACTGTTATCACTGTCGCGTATCTCTATGTTTCTAAATACAGCCGTGCCGTCTTTGTTGATGTACCACTTGAGGTGCCCGCCGCTAGTAGTAGCTGTGGACTGAATCACATCGCCAATCTTTGCATTAGTTATCTGAGCATCACCTATCTTTGCGGTGGTGATTTGAGCAGTACCTATCTTCGCAGTAGTAATCGCAGCGGCGGCGATCTTGGCAGTATCGACCGCTAAATCCCCAATCTTGGCGTTCGTAATCGACGCGTTACTAATAAACGCTGAGTCTATGTAAACACCGGCAGGTACACTCACATTACCAATTGTTGTCGGGGTAGCCTGCACGATGAATGGTAGGTTTTGAGGTGTAGTGCTCCATCCGCTACCTGTGTAGTACTTAGTTACGTGGTTATCATCTCCGCCGCTGGTATCAACCCACACACGCCCTGCGTATAGGTTTGTTGTAGGTGCTGAAGCAGACAACGTAGCAGGTGGTGAAACCCAGAACTGGTTAGCACGTACACCGAACTGAGATGTAGGCGTGCCGTCGACTGCACTGCTCGCTAGACCATAGCCTGAAACGTGGCCCGCAACATCGATCTTTACTGTGTACTGCGCGTTAAGACCGTCGATAGAAGTGGCCTGTGTTTCGATACTCGCAGTGTTTTCCCCAACCGTTGTCTCAACAGTATTCATCGCAACAGCAATAGCCGACGAAGAGGTAGCGCTGATTGTATTAATCTGTGTAATGCCACCGTGTGCCGCCGCAAGGCCTGTTGTTGAGTCGTTAACTGTCGCCTGTAATGAAGCAAGTGTAGAAGCGGCAGCCGATGTTGACGTAACGTCAACCGTGTTTAACTGAGTAATCGCAGCGTTAGCGGCTACTAGGCCAGAATTTTCGTCAGTCACCTGCGCTTTGAGCGTAGAGAACTGTGACGCGATGGCTGATGTCGAGGAAGCATCGACAAAATTAATCTGAGTGATATCGGAAGTGTTGCCACCTACCGCCGCAGATAGACTTGTAAAGGCACCAACGAAGTCCCAGTATGCTGTGTCCGTAGTATTTCCTGACGGCTGGTTGTTGGTATTGCCGTTTGTTTTTGAGCGGTATAAGTTGCCGTTATACGTAACAAGATCTTCTGTTGCGTACGTTTCTGATGAAGCCCAAGCCGATACAGAATTTAGAGTATTAATCTGGTTCTGAAGACTAGTAACCTGCGCCTGAGTATTTGCAGGTAAGTTGCCTATTGGCGAGGCCAGCGATGTTGCTAGCTGTCCAGAAGTAATTTGATCTGTCAGCGTCGAAAGCAAAAAATCAACGTCGACTGAAGTTTCGCCATTTACACCTGTGGTAGAGTTAAACGCCCCTTGCCTGCCAGAAAAGTTTACGTTCCGCGCCCAATAATACCGCCCCTTACCACTACCCAGTGCGTCATTTATTACAGAGCCTGCAGATATAGCGACCAAGGTCGCAGTAGTCGAATCGAACGTCGCGTAGGTTGTAGGGTCAACATAACTGGGGTCAGTAGACACCAATGTAGTATCGTAAATCGGAGAACCCCACACCTCAGTAAACGCATGCCCAAAGTATTCAGGCTGATCCCATGTAACGATGACGTTACGAAATGCACCGTCGGCGTCTAAGTTTACGACTAGTGCGGGTGGACCATACTCGACTGGCTCACCGGGCTGGGGTTGCACCGCAGGGACACCCGTATCATCAGTGAGACCAATATCGCGCAAATCCTTGGTGGTGATAATCCCACCACTTTGATTAAGCAGGCCCCTAAGACGGTCAAGATACGCCCTGAGATCTCTAGGTATGTCAGAAGTAATAGTAGGTAAGGCATCAGCTGGTCTAGACACTCATCAACTCCTCCATTGACTGAGCCATAGCAAAAGAAAACACTTCATTAGTACTACTAAGCTCTACTTCCCAGTCTCTAGCTACCTTGGCAGGTAAGCGGAAAGGGTTACGGTCGGCAACTGTTTGTGTGTGCAACAACGCGCCATCAGCATATATTTTGGCAGTGACGGGGTACGCCTCTGCTTCTACTTGCGCACAGGCCATACTGAGGGGTTTAGGCATCGGAAAAATTTTAGACCGCCACGTGTAAGTCAGGTTGCTGCCCGCGTCCCACTCTTTAATATTACCCCCCACAGAAACATACAGTTTGTCATTGCGTAAAGACTGGAACGTAGCCGCAGGATTAGTAGTGCTTGTACTAAGAACAAAACTGCTGGATATAGTGTCAAAAATAAAAGACCCAGAATCAGTGCCGTTGTTGTAAAAACCCACATACCTAGACTCGTAGTGGTTAGCTATAACTGAGGTAGGGTCAATCAAATCCTGCCACTGCTCTTTAGTGAACATAGAATCAGTTACGTTTCGTGATCCACCGGGAGTTAGCGCAATAAGTCCGTCTGGGCTACAGTAAAAAACAGCGTTATTAAAACTAACAATACTGCGCTTGGAGGAGCAAGCCTGCTCTAAATCTGACTTTACTACAACCATCGAGTCTGGGTGTGAACCCTGAATAAAGTACGGCGTACCTTTGGTCAGCACAGCCAATGTAGTGTCCATACGCCCCAAGCCGACGACTGGGAAGTCTAAAGTCTGGCGGTAGCTGTCGGGCCAAGCGTGGGGGACATACGGCTCACAAAAATATACGTCTCTGCTTACAAACCCTGCCATAACACCATTGGGCATATTTATAAGCCCTGCAAGGTTAGTGGGGGGTTCTAGCCAGTATAAAGACGGTATCTCTTCCGCTAGTAATTCAGGGTCTTTACTGTCTTCGTACGGCGATGTAGATGAAGCCGCAGCGCCTGTCGCTAAAGATATTTCTGCGACGAAAAGGTACACACCTGCGGTAGAACGGTATATCCGATAGTGCGTAGCAAGAGTTGGCGTTGAAAACCCATATAGATTTGCAGACTGGCCGGGGTATATGTCTACTAGGTTGGAGCCGGGTGCCGGGGATGACTCGATATCTCTACCACCTACTTTGTACACAAAGGTATAGGTGTACAGCCGTGTCTCCTCAGTAAGCGAATCAGTATCTGTAGGCAACGTAGCAGAATCCGCCAGAGCTGTAAGCGCTCCGGTAGGAGCTGCGATACCCATAGAAATAGGACTGGCTGTGAACCCTGATCGGATTGCTTTAGGCGCACCGTCTCCCGTGTAGAATGTCCACTCTTCAGTATCGCCATTAATCTGCCCCCGCGCTACATCTACGTCAGAATTAAACGCCAGCCAGCCGCTAGTTTCGCTGGTAGAATCTTGGCCGAACTTGTAGATAGTCTGAGTTGATCCGGGCTTGGCGGCAACGGTCGTGCCAGAAACGTCTTTAGCTGGTCTTAAGGCTCCATTGAACACAGCGCATTTGTCTGCTGTCTGCGCTTGGGTCTCGCTAAGCCTT